ACGACAAGCGCATCTGTCGCATCAGCGGCACCGCCAGCGTAGACAAACCTGAAAATAGAACCAGCAATAGGTGATGGCAGTGTATAAGTGTTGTCTTGACCCCCATCTGGGACAAGCAAGATCCTGCCACTGTGCGTTGCGTTAGTTAGAGTTACGTTTCCGTCAGACAAGCTAACAGGGCCATCGCCCAGTGTTGCAACTTCAGTAATTGTGCCAGTCGTAGAACTTTTACTGATTGTCTTAAAAGTAGACTCTGAACGGATAGGACCCGTAAATGTAGAATTAGCCATAGCTGTCTCCTGTCTTGGCTAGGGTCTGTCGCGGTATGCGACAGTCAGGAATAAATTATTTATACCGCACAAAAAGAAAGGGGGCAACAAGGTGCCCCCAATCTTACGGTTTCACGTGAAACAATTAAGCTCCTTGCGAACCGAATACACAGCGTGGGTTGCTAAAGCCAAAGCTGTATCGCTCCCTGGCCTTGTAACGCACGTTACCTGTATCGAAATCTCCCTCCATGGAGGTTGAAATCGGAGTTCGTTCAAAATGCTTAAACCCATCTGGAACGTCAGTCAGAATGAAGAACGCATCGGTGTCAGTCAGGAAGTGGTTGACTGAATAACCTTGCGGCAACAGACCCATATTCCTTACTGCGTTGATGTCGTTATCAGACGTGCCGACCCGACCGGGAGACTCTAAGAGCCTATCAGCAATGAACTGAAGCTGAGGCGGAACAATAAGCTTGGTTCCTTGCAGAGCCAAGATCATGTTTCGATCATCAACAAAAGTGCTAATGCTGATTAATGCATTTTCCAAAGACGTTTCATTGAGGTCAGCCATCGTCGTTTGACGATTAGCCAACGTACCGCCACCCGCTAAAGGGTGAGAAGTATTAATCAAAGAAACACCATCACCGCCAGTAAAGCTTGAACTAAATGCATTGTTCAATACATTTGCAGCTTTAACCTGCTTGGTGTGCGCCATACTGCGGGCCAGAGCCTTCGTATAACGAGCGCCAAGGCGGTCGTAGAGGTTATCTTCAACAGCTTCCTCAGTGAGCGCAAAGCCCAAGGCAATTGTTTCATGCGTATAACGCGCAGTGAAACCTTCACTTGCGTTATCGTAATTAACAGATTGACCTTCAGATTTGGTTTCAGCATTGCCGAATCCAACAATCAGGACTTCTTCTTCAAATGCTCGATCTGAAGCTTCTGTTTCAAAGATTTCAGCATGCTCGTTTTCGTAACGTGCATACTCCATACCAAATAAAGCGTTGAGACCTGGCTCTAGCTCTTTGGCTAACTGTGCTCTTGAAATAGCCATTAGTTATGCTCCTAAGCTAATCCAGCGCCTTTAACGCCAAATATGTGGTTTTGAATTACAACTAATACGTTCGTATTCGCTGAAGCAACATCTGAGTTCTCAGGGTCACCCGAGATATCAATCGCTTTCAGCGGCAAAGAAGTAGTAGTTGCGCCTGTTGCAACGTCAAGCTCTGCACCGGATATACCCGTGACAGTACTTCCAGAAGACGTATACACAATATCGAAGTTTCCAAACAGGTCTGCTACCGGGAAGGTATCGTCTGCTTGAATCTCAAATACAACATTCGGATCATCAATTACAAAAGCAATGATGTCTGAAGCATTTGTACTTGCAGGATAGTAGTTGCTGAACTTTTGCTCACTTGTCGTGGGATCTGTGTACATACAACCATTAAATACGCCAACGATTGGAACAGTGCCACCATCGGCGTGTACTTCTACGCCACCACCAGTAACCTGTGCAACCATATCTCCCTGAAAGATACTGGTCCCATAATTCGCGGCGATTCTGTATCGGCTTTGTCCACCAGTATAAGGGCTACCGCCTATCATTCTGGAAGGAACCATGCCAAACGCGGCATCTTTATTAGCCATCGCTGAACCTCCTTAAAACACAATCAAAAGATTAAGCCCTGCCTTTACCAAACGAGACTTGAGTTTTCCTCTCTCTCGTCATCGGCATTGCAGGATTTTCCTCGCGCATCAAATCGTTATCAACTGCTCGCATTTGATTTTCGGTTTGACGCTCAAAATGAGCATTACGCTCATTAGCTGTCTCTACTGGAATCTTGCAAAGAATCAAACCACCAACACCTACAGTACCGGCATGCTTACCATCATCAATGGTAGGCAGATCGTATCCTGCAACTTCTGAGGGTTTAACAGGCTCAAAGCCCTCTCTAAACCTCATGTGGACGTTGGTCTTATCGTCCTCTCCGCGTATATGCGTTCTGATCCACCTGTATTTTACGCCAGGGGGAGCATCCGGCGTTTCCAGAATTTGAGGGGGAGTCCATGGTTTTCTTGCGGCCTGTGAGGACCGTGAAGAAGCATTTCTAGGTGTTCTGTTAGAACCCTTTCCTGTTTCTTCGTTCATGATCTCTGTAACCTCATTTTTTGTTTCGCGTATTCCTTGAATGGAACCCCAAGCCTTCTAGCAAGCTGCTGTTCAGTAGGGCTTAATTCAATCCTACGATTATTTTGATTGCGTCCGGTTCCTGTTGTGCGTGATCCAGAGACTACTTTTTGGACGGCGTTTTCGTCTCCCACGATGCCAAACTTATGAGGAAATTTTTGCCTCATCTGTCTGTCAAGCTCAGAATAGTATTCATCTGATTCTAAGTCAATCCTGCGGTCATAAGCTAAACTCTCATGGACCTTCATTACTTCATTAGTCATTTCAACATCTGAACCAAACCAATCGTTCTCCTCTGCCCACTTCTGGGCTTTTGCAGAAGGCTCTTGGTAGACAGGTTGATTCTGTGGTTGCCCGTAAACAGGATTAGTAAGACCTTGTTCGCGTTGAAGCTCTTCAAAATTTTGTTCTTGAATAGCCTGCTGGCTTTCTTCCCAAGCTTTATATTGAACCTTGTAGTCTTCAAGGTCCTGCTTGTATTTATTGAGAGATGCTCGATCAGCCTCTGCCTGTGCAAGTAATTGCTGGGCATCTGCCATCTTCTCTGCATCGCCTGACTCATAAGCAACTTTTAATGCATGCTTTGCGGCTTGAGCCTGAGTATCTACTCGATTTTCAAACTCATTTTTGTAGCCTTCCTGAATCCTAATATTTTCATGAGAAGAAGATGTTTGGGATTCAAGCAGCTGATTAGATAGCTGTTGGTTCTTTTCATGCAGTTCTTTTACATACTGAAGAGCTTGTAACTCTCTTCGTTGAAACTCTTTTGCTTGAGCAACTGCCTTATTGATCCTGTCTTGACTTGTCCTTGTCCTTCTCTCTGCCTCAGAAACTTCCTCATCTTCTGGTACAGGTTTAGGTTCAAAGTCTTCTTGAACAACGTCCTCTGTAATCGGATCAACATCTTCAATGTCACTATCATCAAGATCAATGATTGCAACATCCTCAGATACTTCTTCTTCAACTCTTCTGTGTTCTGGCAATGATGCTTTCTCAATGTTTTCATCATTAAGATTAGCTAGTGCCTCAGTCAATGTTTCTTCAGCCATGGGTCACCTATGCAGATTTGATATCGTCTGGATTGAGTATTACGCCAATCACTTCATCGTCATTGATAATTCTGACTTCGTGATCGTCTTCTAATGCAAATCGAGCCCCTGCGTACCTTCCAATCAGTACCCAGTCGCCTTTCTTGCACCATGGTTGGCCACCAAACTTTGCATCGTCTTGGTAAGCTAATGGCCCAACCTTTAACACGTAACATACTGATGTGGCTAAGTTTTCTTTATCCAGAGTGGAATCAAGAAGGTGTATACCACCATCTGTAACGCCTCTCCCCTTGTATGGTAAGACTAAAAGTCTCCACCCAGACGGGTCAGGCATTCGCTCAATTAAAGATTTATCTAACACGGTGGGGTCCAAGACCCGTTCTTCTTCGCTAACGTATGCATCCATTACGGATGGTTTTGCGACGGTGTCCAATTGTGGCTCACTCATCGATGTCATCTCCCTGTATATGCAACGCTTCCTTCAAATCCTGTCGTAGGGCGCGAAGCATTGATAATTCGCCCATGACAAACTTGTAGTCCTCCATATTTTTTATGTTGCCAGAGGTTACATAATCAATATGACCTTCCTCATATTGATTTAATTTTTTATAGATATAAGACGCGAGAGCGACTGAGTCCATAGGCTATACAGAATACCCTGTAGGCCCAGAACTAGGAATTATGTCGAAAATACTAGATGGCGGTCTCTTGGGAGGGGAAGGCTTTTCGGATAGATCAAAAATTTTTTTAAAAATTTCCTCTGACGGTGGCATTACTTCTGTCGGAGGTGGCGTTACTGCTGCTGGGGCAGAAGATAACCTTAAATCCTCTTTTGATAAGGTGGGATCAAACGTGCCTATATTTACATCAATCTTTGCGGTGGGATCTTCTTGTTGTTGATCCATTGCCACAATTACTTCTGGTGGCAAATTGCTGTCTGCAGCACGCAGAAGGACATCTACTCCATAATCGCTCGCGTCCTCAGGTATTACAGGAGCAGGCGGCGGGCTAGGCATGCCCGGTGTTAGCCCTGGGTAATAACCCGTTGGCCCCTCAGTATCTGTGTATTTTAACTCTGCTTGATAATCACTGCCTGGCGCTGTTGGCGCTGTTGGAGACTCGCCCTCCGAGCCAGAAACAACGGGTGGAGGAGCCGGTGGCGCAGGTTTTGGCGTAGGCGTTGGTTCAGGTGCAGGTGCTGGTTCAGGTGTAGGTGCGGGCGCTGGTCCTGCCGTAGGTGGCGGCGGCGGGGGAGGCAACACAAGCGGATCAGGCTGTGGCATTTCCTCTCTTTCTGTTTGTGGTCTTAGCCCAGCATATTGCATCATCGGGGTTGTCGGCACTGTCATACCGTATCCACCAAACTGCACTTGAGGTGCGGGAGCAGAAGGTTCCCCAGCACCAGCAAATGGAATCACTGGGCCTGGCGGTCTAACAGGCCCAACAGTCATAGGCGGCCTAGGACGCTCCATTTCTGCTTGAGCTCGCCTAAGTATCTCTATCTCTAGATCACTTAGCATTGGTGGTCTAACAGCCATTGATAATTATCTTGTAGGGCCCGCCCTTAGAGCCATTTGTCTAATGCTTCCTGGCCCTCGATTCTGATACATTGGCATTGCTGGCATTCGCCCTTGAGGCATGAGGGAACGCAAACTGTTTGGGCCTTGCGTTTGTGCCATCGGCATGGGGCGTCCGCCTTGTTGTTGCAATGATCTCATAATATCTGGACCCAAGAATTCTCTTGCCCGGTCTTGTGATGCTAGGGTCGGGCCTCCGCCTTGTGCTTGCAGTTGTGCTTGCGCTCTCAAACCCCCTTGTGGCATCGTGCCGCCTCCCAGCCTTGCTTGCATCCCTAACTGCTGCTGCCCTAACTGCTGCTGCTGTAGCATCCCTTGCCTCGCTTGCATCATTGGGTTGCCCATGTTTCCGAATTGACCACCCATGCCCATGCCCATTCCTGGCTGCTGCATGCCAAATCCACCGCCGAATCTTGGTTGCTGCATCCCAAAACGAGGCTGTTGCATTCCGAATCCACCACCAAACTGCGGGGGCTGCATACCAAAACCTCCACCGAACCTAGGCTGCTGCATTCCAAAGCCACCACCGAATTGAGGAGGTTGCATCCCGAATCCGCCACCAAACCCGCCACCAAACTGGGGTTGCTGCATGCCAAAACCACCGCCAAAGCTAGGCTGTTGCATGCCGAATTGTTGAGGTTGCTGCATTCCAAAGCCTCCACCAAACTGAGGCTGTTGCATTCCAAATTGCCGAGGCTGTTGCATTCCAAATTGTTGGGGCTGCTGCATGCCTCGCCCCATTGCTTGCCCAAACGGGTTCTGCTGGGGGGTATACTGCTGTTGAGAAGAAGGCATCATGCCGGGGCTGGGGTAGTTCATTAGAAGATTCCTCTAAACTTCTTGCCGCGCAAAGCTGCTCCACCGCCACGCATCTCACCTGCGCCGAAAGGCTTAGAGGATGTCGGTGTAGCAATGGCTTCGCCTTTTGCGTAATTAACCGTGCCTTGGTCCTTTACCGTTGTCTTACTGTCTAAGACCTTAGGATCTTTGAAGGATGTTTGACGTTTAATCGGATTCATCTACTTTTCCTCTGTATTACTGCCTAGGACCAAAAAAGGTTTTCGTCATCTCTTCAGCAGTCTTCGCCATCTGTTGCTGGCGAGATAATTCAATTCGATCTTGTGCAGTATCGTTCCTCATCCCAGCAATCGCAACCTGTGCGCCTAATCTTTCGTTAGCAATGTCTTCCTGTTGGTCTAAACGCTGCTGTTCAAGATCAATCCTTTGCTGCGCTTCCTGCGCCTTACGATCGACATCTGCTGCCTTAATCTCCAGTTCTTCCTGCCTCAATCCGACCAGTGGGTCTTCTTGGTTAGGCATTTCAAACTGCGGAGCAAGTTCTTCAAGAATCTGAGTGGTCATCTGCGCCACCTTGTCTTCTACCACCAACTGCATCTGTTGCTGCATCTGTTGCATCTGTTGTTGCATTTGTTGTGCTTGCTGCTGCATCGCAGGGTCAGACATCGCTTGTTGCTGAATCATCTGAATCTGCTGCTGCATATTGGTAACTTCAGGTGATTGCATCGCCATCTCTCTCGCCTTGAAGTCTACATGCTGGTAAATATGCGCTTGAATCAAAGAAGCTACCTGCTGTTGTCCCGGGGGTGCTCCTTGCACCACGGCGGTCTTATACAACTGCAGGTGAGCAGCGATATGAGCATCATGGTCTTGGTCTTGAAACGCTTGAGCCGGTTGCCCCTGCAGGAATCCTGCATTCTCCATCGATGGAGGTGTGGGCTGAGGCTGCGGTGGGGGCGGTAAAATCTGCTCAACCTGCTGTACACCCATGGCTTCGTACATTCGACGGTACGCATTGTACATACCCATCGGCCCGTGGATCTGCGGGTTCGCTTGGACCATCTTGAGCATTTCTTGGGCCATCATGACCCGTTGGCTCATTGAGAATATGTTGGGATCAGAGACGGGTAAGATATCAATACGATCATCAAAGTCAGTCGCCATCAACTGCTGCTGACCATTGGCAATCATGTAGGGGTACGCCTTGATGGGCGATTCCTTAATGACCCGCGCCAGCAGGTTAAATTCTACTTTTTGCGAATAGTGCAGACGCTTATGGATGGCGCTCATAACCCGACTGCCACGCTCTAATAACGCGATCGTCGTACCTACCGGAGCTTGCTGATTGCCATCGCCTACCTGCATATCGGCAATGCTCGCAAACCGTTTGCCTGAATCTACCAACATGCCGAGCAGCTGCAGCAGTGTTCCGCTGGGCTCCTTGAAGGGCAGTGGCATCAACGCATCCCGCAAAGACCCACCGGGGGCATCCATGTCGCGGAACTCACCTGGCTGCAGCGGGGTGTCATCATCCCTGATTCGGATGCCTCGAGCCTTAAAACCAGCGGGCAGATTGGCCAGCGTACCTGCGTCAATCAGCTGTCGCAAAATGGAAGTCGAGGCTTTCGACAACCCGCCAATCATGTGCGTCAGGCCAAAGCCATAGAAGCCCACCCCGGGCAAGAACTTGTAATGTACAAAATAATCTATGCGCTTCCGCATAGGATCGTTCTGCAGGTAATTCCTGCGGATAGACAAGACTTGAGATTGTTTGGGCAGAATAGTGACGATGTACGGCAACTTGATGCCTGTCTCCTCACCCTCCATGTCCATGTCTTCAAACCCAGGCAGATCAAGGTCTATGTGGATTTCATACAGTTCTGACTCGTAATCACCGCCACCTGAGGGCTTTACGCCTTGGAGATCATCAATCTCCTCCTCGACTTCATCGTACCCTTCATCGTCAGAGCCACGGTTAGAAATCGGCCCTTTCTTGTAGAACCCCGCCTGCTGAAGCTTCTTCACCTCATTTGTGGGCATATCCACTACATGCGTGATGCGTACAGCACTTTCCAAACTAGACGTACCGTAAGGCACAATCAGCTTTTCAGAGGGAATAAACCGCGAGACAGGCCGCCCCAGCGATTGGTCAAAATGGACTTTGCGAAACGCGCTGCCTGACAGCGGTAGATAAAACAACATCTGGTCCGTTTCAGGATCGTACTCGCGCATCTCCTGCATCAGCAGATAGTTCATGTACTCCTGAACACGCGCAGCTTGCAGGTCTGTATTCGGTGAGCCCATACCGATCGTCTGTGTCTTGACCGGACCACCAGGCGGCAATAATTCTTTGTACGCAGATGCTTGAAACTGTGTGACTGATTCAGCCAATAACGGATGAATCACACCAGACGCACCATCAAAGGGTTCTGTCCGGTCCTCAAACTTCATGCCTAAGAACTCAAGACCTTCCTTGTATTGGTCCATCCAGTCTTTGCGTGATGCTTTGTCATCATCGATATCTGCCATGCAGTCGCTGAACACACGGCCTAAATCGCCGTCTTCCATCATCTCTGCAAGGTTGTCGTTGAAGCCACCAGCAGGCATATCGCCCATCATGTCTTCAGGGCCAAAGACTATCGTACCGTCTTCTAGCGTTTGAATATCTTCATCGTCAATGAACTGATCGTCTTCGCCCTCGACTCCGACCACGAGTTCCTTTGATGAGTCCTCAATATTGAGCTCATCTATGTCAACGTCATCGACGCCTCGTTCAATCGCCATGGGCTACTCTTTGTCTGCGTACAGGTTGTCAAAGATTCTATTGACATCCAACGTATAATCCAAGTCAGATTTACTGTAGTGGATATGCTGTGACGGCTTAAAATCAGGGGCTCCCTCGCCTAACTCAAACCAAGCAGGGTGGGTAACCCTCACTCTGTTATTGGGCAACGCCACAATATTCCCCGTCCATGGTCCTGCGTCCAACAACTCCAGCACATGCGATTGCTTGTGTTGAGCAGGATCATCAGCGATTTCATTCTCTGCGTAATCCACCGTGAAATAATACTTGGCGGGATAAAAATCCCCATCGATTTTCGCAATCCACGGGCAGGGCGTGCAGCGATCTAGCACGTACACCGCATGGGTGTGTGATGAACAATCCCACGGCTGGGCATCATGCACTGCCATCGGTTCTGGCCATTCTTCGTAAGGTGTATCTGCGACTAGTGCAGTAATCGGCATGCGTGCCCACATGGCCCCGCCGTGTACATTCGGCTCATCTTCTTCATCTGACTCACAACCTGTGAAGATCACCTGAAAAGACAGACATCTTGTCGGCATCGTAGTGACAGCAATGACCATGGCGTGTAAGAACTCGCCTTGGTATCGCTCATGATTAACAGTGTATTCCCTTCTTACCCACGCCTTGAAGTGCGGTATGTTGCTTTGGAGGTATGGCATTGTTTTTTGTATTGCTCCTTTTTAGTTTATCCCCATTTAGATTCCCACTTGGTGCCCAAGCCTTTCTTTCTAGCGGAGCCCCCTTTCTTAAACCCGGGGACTCCGCGACCTCTCAGAACATCCTTTTTTGTGACCTTTCCGTCACCCGTTAAGTCGGGAAATTTTTTTTTCATTACTTCAACGCTTTGCCGTAACCACGGAGGGCAGCACCCACACCACGGGGCTTGCCCCTAACAGAACCGCCTTTGGCATAGCCTTTCTTGGTCATACCACCTTTAGCGTAGCCCTTCTTGGTCATGCCGCCCTTGGCATAACCTTTCTTTTTCATCATGCCGCCACCGGCTTTTTTTCTGCTTCTGAACCGATCTAAGCCTTTTCTGCCAGCACTTTTCTCGTCTGACTTCTTGTCGCTTTTTTTCTCTTCCTTCAATTCGGTGGTGTACTTCTTATCATTCCAAGTAAAAGTTTTTTGCCCTTTGCCCCTGTAATGCTTAAACGCCTCAGCAAAAGGAACGCCGCCCCTACTAACACCTACGTTGTACTTAATTTTCTTGTCATCTTTCTTTTCTTCTGTCTTCCCTTCTGTCTTCCCTGAGCCAGAAAGGGCTACCCCCGTGCCACCCGCCGCTGCGGCTCCGCCCGCAATTCTTCTCGTCCCACGTGTAGTAGCCGCGCCTCTTTGTGACCTAGTCGCAGCCCTAGAGCCTTGTCCCCTTTGTCGCACTCCATACCCTCTGCCAACGTTGCGAGTGCTTGTGCCTGGGGCAATTGTTGTTTCAGATTTGCGCCCTACTGATCCCACTCTTGTCGCAGTGCCTCTTGCAACATCTCTTGCTTTTGTCGCAACATCTTTTCCAGCATCCAAAATTCTTCTAATTCTACTCATGGTAAAAAAGGCTCCCTGAGATGTCCTGTTCCGTAAAACAGCTTAATTAATAATATGCACGCTTGACACGATAAAAATCTTCCTCCACTTCATCAGAGTGGAGATTGATAAAGTTACCCTGCCTGAACCTTAATATAGCTTGCGTTGTTGTGTCCACATAATCATCGTTTGCCGCGAAAGGAAACGCCGCACACTCCTCAATCACCTCATCTGCAAACATCCG